AAGAAAACTGAAAGTTATACGCCCCCGGTCTATCCACATACAGCCTGGACGTTGGCGTTCCGACATACACGCCCGCTGAGATGTCCGTGGCGCTGTAAGTGATAGTCTGCGCGACGTTGGCCGCGACGAGCGGTTGCGACACGCTGCTATGAAACGCGCCAAATCTTAGCGACCCGCTTCCGAGGATCGCAAAGATATTGTAAAGGAACCGATACCACTCACGCGAGATAAGTTCCGTAAACGTGATCGGAACACGCGAGGCGGGGATTTGCGTAGTGTTCTCACGCATTGGTCGGGCTCAAGATTAGCTCCGCACCAACAATCGCTATCTTGACCGGGTCTGTGCCGGACACCTCATACACCCGGTCGCGTATCTTTTGGGTCATGCCCAGCCGACGCCAAATAACGCGCTTGCCGTATTCGCCGGCCTTACCCATTGATTTCCAATGCTCATTTGACCATGTGTGACCGCCGTCGTCGGACCACCGCAACATGACCTGCGGATTACTGCCCTGCCCGTTGGATAGCCCAACGCCCGATTCACAGTCTAGCTGAAGGCTATGCTGCGCCGTTCGTTTGAGGTCGTTTTGCCCGGTAGGAAGCGCCCGCCACGACCGGAGCCACTTCTGGGTCGTATTGGCCTCAACATAGACGTTCATGTCGTAAGCGTAGAGAACGCCGGCGACATAATCGCCAATGACAATCTCATCGGCAAAGTTCATCTGACATTGCCCGCGATGCCGCGTGAACTGGCTATTCTCCCACCCGGCGCGCTCATGCCAGACGCCGGTTGAGACATCATATACCCAAGTCGTGTTAGCAGTCGGAAAGTTCAGCACATAGAAGGCATGGCCGTCCTGCTGGTAGGTGTAGGCCACGGCATCGGCAAGCGTCGTGTATTGCTGTATCTGCCACTCGACGGCGTGCGTTGAAATACGCTCGCCCGTGTAGCCTTTGGATTTATAGACGATACCGTTGCCGCGCGCGTCTTTCCCCAGCCAAAACAAGGCGTTATCCAGTTTGGCAACCGAATAGGCCGCCTGACAGCCGATTTCATTGAACGCGCCTTGAATACGCGCTAATGGAAAGTCGGGAAGACCGGCGTTATACCAGACCTCGATGGAGTTGGTGCCAAACAGCCAGACTTCGCGGTGATCGACGATCAATGTGACGAGATTGTCGGGCGAACCTTCGGCGCTGGCGAAGTCCAACGGATCGACAGAAGACCCGTCATAGAGAGTAGTCACCCAGAATTTTTGGCTGTTCGGCTGGTTGAAGACAAAATAGCCGTCGATGAACCCAACGCCCACCGCGCCGTAAAAGTCAGGGTCCGTAATCTGGGCGAACACATCTGTATTGGCGTTATAGATATAGCCAGTAGCGCCGTCAGCAATGAACAACTGCGTGCCGTTGTCCACCATATTAACAGGGTTAGACCCCGGAACGCCGCCTTTATCCACGAAGGTCCAGTCCGAGGCAATCTTATAGAACCGCGTCCCGGCAACGGCATAGCCATAATCACCAAAAGTCCAAAGCCCTCGAACGGGGCCTGTCGGAAATTCAAGGAGTCTGCGCAAGCCTGGCGTGCGCTGAAGAAACGCCGGCTGTTTGCCCCCGTCAGGAACGATTTCGGGAAAAAGATTCACCATGCGGTTGTCCGCAGCATTGACGCTGCGCGCGACATAGCTAGAGCCGAGAATGGGCGTCTGCATCAGACTTGACCTCCAAGTATGCTAAAATGCAACATACCTAGTAGTTCCCCGCATACACGTTAAATCTTTGTCTGGTCCCCACGATGCTGTAGGGCAACGCCATGATGTCGTCAGGGTTATTGATACGCTTCAGATTGCGCTTGCTATACATGGCGATACGCTGCACTTGCGCGGACGGCTCGACGCCAAACTCAGGTGCAAGCTCGCAGGCTAGGTTATAGCGGAAGGCGCGCAGATAGCCTGGCGGAAAAGCCAAGGTAGTGCCAAGAGTAGCAGGGTTGGTTAGTTCATCGACCGAGACAAAATGCCATTCCAACTGCCGCAGCGGCTTCGGGTAGACATACATCTCAATGTTGGGGTAGGTCATATTAATCCATATGACCTGTGGATATGTGCTAGTCACCGTCTTGACGGCGATGCCATTATACTGCTGCTGGTTAATGATCTTGATGCCGTAAGACACATTGGTCTGCGGATCGCGGAAATAAGTCGAATCATCGACCAGAACTGGACGGTTTCCGACAAAATCGCCAGACGGCCCAAGCGTTCGGCTGAGTTCGCCAGCCGGCCACAGAAACACCTGGTCCTGCGTCGAAAAAACGGCCAAGCGCTCAGTGTTCCAGCTATCAATCATCTGATTGAGCGCGAATAGTGCGTCCTGAGACGTTTCAGCAGACGGCGTTTCGCCTTCCGCCAGAACGCCGAGAAGCCGCAACGCACCATTGATCTGATTATTGGCGGTAGATGTGACGGTGTTAGACGTAGCCGGAACGACAACCGGGACATTCTGCGCCGCGTTGAACAGCGCGATCATTTGGCCGTCTGTCCAACCAAGCGCCGACTGCGTAAGGTTAGACAGCGCGTCGCCAAGCGTCACATAGTCGGCCGTCCAGAACGCAATCCATTCAGGCGTCTCTGCACTAGCCGGGACGGCTTGGAACAGCACGTTCATATCGCCTAGCGCAGCTAGGGCGGTAAAATACTGCTGGCGGGTTACGGTCGTCATGCGGGCACCTGCACGGCTAAGTCAAAAAGAGTCTGCATCTGAGCCGAAGTGTAGCCCAAAGCCAGTTGGGTTTGCACATACAAAGGATCGCCCTGCGCGACATATTGGGCGGAATAAAACTCAATCCAATCCGCGTTTTCGGCGCTCGCAGATATGCCCTGATATATTACGTCCATATCCGCCGCTTGCGTGATAGCAGTTAGGAATTGACGGCGAGTGACGGTTGTAATCATCATCAAGCAGCCTCAGTTATCAAGCTGTTTGGCGACGCCGCCAATCTGCATATAAACATGCGTGCCATCAAACCAAAGGTCGCCGTCATTTGGCGCGGTTGGGGCCGTGCCAGACCTAACGCGGATAGACGCACGCGCCGTCGTAGAAGCCGCAACATCAAGCGCCGCCGTGGGCGTTGTCTGCCCGGTTCCGACGCCGACGTTGCCGCCCCCCGTCGTGTTGAGGACAAGCGGTTTTGCGCCGCCGCTTGTGCCATAACCAAACGACTCCAAACGCGAAAAATCAGTGCCTGAAACCGGGCCGGTTAACAAAAGTCCGCGTCGGTTTGCGCCTTGGCCATCACTGATAATAGCGCGCGGCGCGACAGCATTGGCGACCTCAAGAGGCTCAGTTGGATTGTCAACGCCGATGCCCAGCGGGCTAGTTGTTGAAACAGCGCCGGTGCCTTTAGGGTCAAATCTAATTCCTATGTTGGTGTCTGTTCCTTGCACAGTATAGGTCACAGGACTTCCCGCTACAGCACCTGAAACCGATCCATAATTTACGCCGCCAAGGGTATTATTAACCCGATAAACCGGATATTCGCCGCCATTTCCTATCAATAAACCAAAATTATCTATTTTCAGCCCTGTCGGATTGGCGGTATTCGTGCCATCCACGTATAAATAGCCAAGGCGGTCCCCCGAAGAAGCAAGCCAATCAATTTTATGCCCCCGTGCTAGTGTAATAGCCGGCGCGTTGCCCGTGGTTTCCGTCATCCCATCGAGAGCTGTGCTCTTAATTACAATGCCGCGGCGAAACTTCTGCGGATTATTGAGTATGACAAGAGCAACAGAACACGGATTAGTGTCGGCAATCGGCCATCCACCGCCGCAAGAAAGCCAACTTCCGTTGGTCAATCCCATAGGAAATGATGAAGTAGTTACATCAACGACGCTACCACGATTAATAGTGTCAATCTCTTGGCCGTGCGTCGTTCCTGCGTTCGGGCGGCGCGTCACATCAATATAGCTGCCCCAAGCATATTGAAGGGCAGATGTTTTGTCGTTTTCAACGACGGCTTCAAGTCCAATCGTCGCCATAGTTCCAGCGCCGAGAGGGTTGTCCGAGGAACGAGACGCGCCCAATAACGCAACCCATCCATTTGATACAGAAGTCAATGACGCTATCTGCGCGGAGTAGGGCCGCGTCGTCTCAGGCCATGTAGGGTTGTTCCCGATAAAAACTGATTTTAAGCCGCCGCCAGATGCATTGTAGACGTTGAGCCCCCAAAGAGAGCCAATTCCCCCCGGCGCGAACGTGCCGCCGGTAAACGTGGCAATGCCGGAAACATTGAGTGTTCGCGGCGAAAGCGTCCATAGCCCGGCAGAACTTACCGCGCCAAGATCGCGCCATGTGCCGTTAATGTTCGCTCCGAAGGAGTAGGGCGTTACACCCTTGTTCATCCCCCATTGCATCTGCGTGTAGGTCTGCGCTACGGCGGCGTCCGCGACGAACAGTCGGAGTATCAGGGTCAAAACGCTCCCAGCCATTCTGTTCATCATAATCAGCCTCTAGGTCCATAGTCGCAATTTTCACCCCATGCTTGGGGTGGCGCAGATAGATTACAGCCATTTTACACCTATGGTAAGGGCCAGGCGGGCCGTAGCCCGCCTGTAGAGTTAAAATCAGGAAACAGTAAAGTTCAGACGATAGACCGGGAACGTCACCGTATTAGCGAGCGTGCCAGAAACCGTTGCGCGAATACGGATGCGGTCGCCCGACGCGACCACCCGATTGGCGGCCGTGCCGTTGAGCGTAAGCGAACGCACCGTGTTCGCGGCGATCCCGGTGCCGCCCGTCGCCTTGGTTGTATTGGCGTCGGTCGCAGCCAGCATAGCCGCCGTTCCCGCACCAGCTTGACCAAGGTTGGTGATTGAGAACGTGATGAAATTGGTATCGTTTGCCGTCAGCGCGTCAACGCCCGAAAACAGCGCCGATGTCAACACGCCCGCAGCTGGTGCGATCATGAAGACATCGTTCGTGCCTGCGGTAGTAACGGCAATCGTCGCGCCCTGCTGGCTCATGGACAGGCCGCTGGCAATGTTGGATGCGACCTTGGAAGTCGAATCCAGCGTGGTGCCTCCACTGATCGCTGCGCCTGAAATGGTCGTGCCACTTACAAGCTCAGGATCAGAGAAGGCAACGCCGACAGATTTTGTATTGGGCATTGCCTTCTCCTGTGATTAGCCGATACGATAGATCGTGTAGGCGGCCGTGCCGGTGCGACGGAAACGGAAGCGCGCCGAAGACGGGAACGTCGCCGTCTGGGCGTCCGCGACAACCGCGTTACCGACGATGGTGTTGCCAGCGCCCGCGCCGAACGTCACATCGTTCTGGGCCGCGTCACCAAGGTTGATGACGACGACATCGAACGCCGAGTTCGTCTTGATGCTGGGGAACGCCGCGTCGATCAGCGCGCCGGTCGGAAACGTATAGGTTCCGGCGTCCGTGCCGCCCGAATCAACGGTGATGATGCCATTGGCGAGATTGCCAACAGTGACCGTGACCGTCGCGCCCGTCAGCGCGCTCGGGGCGGGCTGCGGAGTCATCAGCGGCTCAGTCAGCGCGCCAGCGCCGAGCTGATAGCCACCAACGGCGTTTGGGATAAGCGGATCGGGGCCAAGCGTCTCAAGCGGATATGCCGCGCTCTGCGTAGAGGGAGTGTAAGCGACCATGATTCAAAGCTCCTAGATTAGAGAAAAAGAGTGGGCCGAAGCCCACCCTATTAGCCCCAAAGACGGACCGCCATCTGCGGACGAATGACGCTGTAGCCATACAGCACGTCAATACGGCAAGGCAGTCGGTCATTGTTGATGTCATACTGACGGACAATGCGGAGCGAGATACCATTGTGGACCTGACGCGAGGCCATATCGACGCCCTGCGGAAGCAGGAGATCGGCGGTGGCGAACGCGATGGCGTCCTTGTGGTAGATAAGGTTCTGCGGATACTGCGTAGAAGCAGCGCCGAGGAACGTGACAGCCTTACCGGAAACCGGCAGAGCATCGACCGTGGCAAGAGCCTGCGTGGCCGAATACATCGCGTTGACCTGCACCGTCGCGGTGGTGGACGCCGTAACGTCCGCCAGAGCGACGAACTGGAACAGCGAACCAGTGGACTCACGGGTCTGCGGGTTGACGGCATAGACATCAGCGATGGTGAACACGTCGCCGGCCTTGATCGTCGTAGAGCCAAGACCCGTAAGAACGACGGTCGTTGAGCCTTCCGCCGTAACAGAGGCGTTGACCGTCACGGTGCCGGTGCGCGAGCCGGTCGTGAACTGCTTGATCGACTGAGACATATTCAGCTCTTCATAGCCGAGGATGCCTTCGCCGAAGATGCCGCTCTTGAACTGCTTGCTGATGGTCGAAACCGGGTTGAACAGGCCCTTCATGCCCTCGATCAGCGCGGCGTTCGCAGCCGGGTTGACCGTCGCATAACGCGGCGACATGACCGCAGCGTTTTCGTTGAGCTTCTGCTGCGCCTGAAGCAGGACCAGCGAAGTAGCCGGCGTCGTGCCAGGCGAGCCAACCGAGTTGCCGATATACTTGAACGAGTTAGCCACGTCCGCGTCGATGGACGAGGCAAGCTGCGAAATACGCGGCTTCAGCACACGTTCCGCAAAGTCGTCCAACTGCATCGTCAGTTCGGCGGTCGTGAAGTTGACGCCGATGTGCTTCTGGCTGGAAACCGCGAGCGTGGTGTACTGCTCATTGTCGTCCTGAACCTGAAGCGCAGCGCCGTCCGTGACCAGAGCGCGGTCGGGCAGACGGATACGCAGGGTCGAACCGATCTTCGCGCCTTCGACGGCAAAGCTGTCGTCATACTGACGGTTGACGGTGCGGGTTAGAACAAGATTATTCTCAAGGATTTCAAGGGCCTTGCGGGTAATCATGTCAATAGTAAGAAGCGAATTAGACATCCTTTATCTCCGATTCTGCGCTTCCCACTTCTTGATCTGTCTTAGCCGTTCCGCTTCGATCCAGTCCGATGTCGACATTGACTTTAGTGACCGGGGGTCAGTTGTGTCGTATCTCGGACCTGAGTTTGACCGGGTAGCCGTGACAGGAGCAAGAGGGGCGGGCGCGGTTGAGGTTTTCTTAACCGGCGGATTCGAGGTCAGATTAACCTCGATCTTGCCAATCTCTTTGGCCTGCAAGACAGGCGACAGACGGGAAATGCGAGCCGCCTCCTTCGGATTGGACCCGAGCCAATAGATGACTTCAGGACCAATATCAGAAGACTGAATCGCCTGCGCCATAATGTCCGTGACGGGGAGATTGGGGTTATACGCGACCTGTTCAAAGTCCTCGTATCGGTCCCGAGCTTCCTCTTCGCGGTCCTTATAGCCGTCAAGAATAGCCGCCTGCTGGGCTTCGGCTTCCCGACGCGCTAGAAGTTCTTGAGCCTTTTGTTCAGCCAATGCTTCCGCATAATGCTGAGCCGACTCAAAATCATCTGGCGCAGGAGGAGGCGCGACAGGTTGTTTAACCTGTTGAAGCCGTTGGGCTTGCTCTCTTTCCCATTTGCGCTGTTCTCTTGCAAGGCGCTTGCTTACAATCGCGTCCAACTCTTCCTGAGAGAACGTCTTTGTAGGCTGCTGTCCTTCCGGCGTCGATTCCTGCGGAGATTCCGGTGCCGCCGTGGCTTCCGGTTCCGGCGCGGGGTTGATTTCCGCTACAACCTGTTCATCTTCCATTTTCACCTAGCTTTCCGGCCAGTCGGTTGATACCACACTACTATTACAGAGTTTCGGGGTCAATCGGCGTGTGCTGCGCCTGCTTGGCGCTTAATCTCAGCAATCAGTTCAAAGACGTTGAAATATGGCAGTCGCCCCAGCGCTTGCATGGGGATATTCCACGATCACCCAGGGTCTGTTTTTCCTATTCAGTTCCAAGGCGCAGGTAAGGCTACGACTGGCGGCGCGATCATTTCTTGAATTTGCCTATCAAGCGTCGCGTCAAGTTCTGCGATTTGTTTTGCCCCAATAGCGTCATGAAGCCACGCCGTGACTTGCTCTTTGGTCAAACTATTAAAAGGCGTGAAGGATGACGCCGGATTAAAAGTAACTTCTTGGGTGCCGTAGGTATCTGCTATGTGGCCTTTGCCGTCCGCTGCCTGCCGTCTCCAATGTATATTGAATACAACATCCTGTTTGTCTTCGTGACTTGGATAACATTCAAGCTGGGTGATACCCCAAGAGTATGTATTCGGCATTGTAGCCTCTTAGGCTGAAGTGTTGGCGAGAAGATAGTAAACCGTGCCATTTACACGAATAGCGATCCGGTGCGTTGCTGCGGCCGTCGCATTAGCGTTCACAGGCGTGCCTTCAGTAAAAATTGAAAGCATAGTATTGCCTGCGGATAGGTCGGTTGAATAAATCTGGATAGTATCCGCCGGGCCGGTTGTAGGGGCCGTGCCGGTGCCAAGAGCCAACACCTTATCCGCCGAGGTCCCGAAAGTTGTGGCCCCGACCCCCGTGTTGCCCCCGAAATAATTAATTGCTGTGCCGGCCGCGTAAAAATTGTATGTAGTGCCGCCGCCAGTCGCCGTGTTATTGCCCGCGTAAAAAGCGTAATGCGTTTTTCCGGTTGTAATAGCGGCAGAATTAGAAGCGAAAAAGGCATAGTTTGTTGTTGCGCCAAGCAAATTATTTTCAGCAAAATATCCAGTTTGCGTTGTGACTGTAGAATTAGCGCCAAAAGTGCCTTGCGCCGCGTAATAGTGAGCCAGTGAGCCAAGGGTGAACGTGGCAGCGGCGGTTCCAACGCTACTATCTATACCCCGCGCCTGCGTTGTAACGTCACTCTGGATAACTCCCACTGAACGAATACCCATAGCAAAGACACTACCAGTTATATTCCTGGCAACTGATAGAGATTGCCCCGCAATAGGCGTAAGACCTATGCCAACTTGGCCGGCATTGTTTACGCGTACGCGTTCCTCGCCGGCTGTACTAATCGCAACCGTGTCGGCGGCAGGGAAAAATAAGCCCGTGTTACTGTCGCCAACAGTAGACAATGCTGGCACAGTTCTAGTGCCCGCCGCTAAATCAAGCTGATTGTTGGCATTGTCCCAAAACAGGTTGGCGCTAGACCCGAAAGCGCTCGTTCCATCTCCGAACGGAACACGGCCTGCGGTCAACGTCGTTAGGCCGGTTCCGCCATTCGCGACAGGCAACGTGTCGCCTGCTCCGAGCACGAAAGTTTTGATCTGCGCCGCAGTCGTTTTAACAGGCCCGACGCCGGCGGTCTGCACATTTGGGATAACGTCTGTGGCGGAAACTGCTGCCCCAGCCGCAAGATTGGAGATAGACGTATTGGCCATTTTATGCCTCTTGCAGCAGATAGCTGATATTATCTTCCATCATAAGGAAGTATATGCCGTCTTCCAGAAATATGCCGTTGTCAGGTTGCGGGGGTGCGGGACTTTCCGACAACTCAATGACTGTCGGGCCTCGTCCAGCATCCCAAGGAGCCAAACGGTCGCTGATAGCAATCTCGACCGTATTTATGTCCTTGACACGTATCATGCGTAGTAGCTGATATTGATTTTGGCGCTGGCGCTCTGTTGGATAAATTTTATCCGCTTTAGATCGCCATCATAACTAAGATAAGATCCGGCAGCTACAGGCATACCTACAGACGCCGTAGGGTCTGTGCCGTCATCGCGCCAGCGAACCCCCTGCGTTTCAGGAACGATAAGCGCCAACGTCGCTTCTTTTGGAATATCGGGAAGCCCCGCCGCCGCGCTCAGCGACGTGACCTGCTTATATCCCAAACATACTGTTGTCGATTTCAAGCCCATTTTAGCCTCACGCCAAGAACTTAAGTTTATACAGGGTTTTCCGATACAAGCCAACGATTTCGTCTATGATGTTCTGCAAGGCCATATCGTCTTCATACTCTTTTCGGGCTTTTTCGACCTCTGCCAGCGAATCCTCTAGGAACTCAACGACATTATTGGTCTTTTTAGCCGAATGCAGCGTAATCGGACCGATTAGCCCGTATTTGCCCTGATACATCTCGGCCAAATCGTCGGCCAAGTCGATGATTTTGCCGTAAAAACTGCCCAAAGCCTTATGCTTAGCGTAAGACCGAGTGTTCAGATGGACGCTATGCGTGACATCGCGCGCCAGAAACAATTGTCCAATCAAATCAGCGCAACTCATTGTTCAAACTCCGGTAAAATCTGCGCCGGGGGCATATTCGGCACAATATCGCCCATATCAATCGCAGCCGCGATGGTGCCTTGAACAATGTCCTGAATCTGTTCAGGCGTCATGGCCGGCTGCGTAACCTGGATGCGCTTGGTTTCGGCTTCATATGCCTTGATCTGACTATTCTGCTCGTCAATCGCCAATTTCTGCATCTCATATGACTGCATAAGCTGCTGAATTTGAGCAGTTGTCTGCTCCATAGCCTGCGCCATCTGCTCCATTTGCTGGCGCATGACCTGGGCTTCGGGCGACTCGTCGGTGTTTTCCAAAACCTTCGGGTCGAGCATTTTTTCGAACCGCTTGGCCATCGTCTCCGCGCCCGGCCAATCCATGTTCTTGACGAACAGGTCGCCCGCGACGCTCCAGAGCGCCGGGTTGGTCTGAAGAATCTGCCCCATCGTGTCCATGGCCTCCTGCTTGCGGGTCATGTAACTGGGGCCGGAGGACACTTGGACGTCGTAAGTGCCGACATTCGGGTTGTATATCTTGGCGATTTCGATGCCTTCGTCGTTGACAATGGACCGCACCGCCTCGGGCTGCGCCGGGTTGATGCGCGCCATGTCGACGTCGCCCTCAACGTTGATGATACGGGCAACGCGCTGGGTGTCGTAAATCTTCGGGATTAGATCGACCAACTGCCGCGCGACGTATTTCACCGCCCGCGAGAGATTGTCGACATAATGATAAGTACTCGTATCGCCTTGCCGCTCCCGAGCGAGGATTGCACGGCCCGTCCGTTCGTTGGAAGTCGCCCCAATGCTACTATCGTATTGGCCAGTGGTCGACTTAATGTCTTCCGCGGCCCCGACTTTCGCTTGGATAAGGCCCGTTTGAGCCATCGGAGGCTGGGCGCGTTCAGGTAGGGGGAGTGGATTTCCAGCGCCATCGGTAACGTCCGGGTTTACTTCAAGATATGGCCAGTTATTGGTATTTGCGGTCTTCCAGTTCGTCTCATATCCCTCAAACTGACCACCATACCCAATAAACGGCGCTTTCGGAGCCAAAGCCAGCATTTCAGCTTCTTGGCTCACCCAATAGTTATACATGCGCTGGGCGTCCTTGGCGTTGCGCACCAGCCCGCTGATGTAAAGCTGCCCGTCCACCTCAAACTCATTGCCGACGACGCGGACGATGGGGATATATTTACCCGCCCAATCGCGCTCTTGCAGCACTTCGTAGCCGTTGGTCTTGATCCACTTGACCTGTCGGCGGTCGCTCTCGCGCGAGCGCAACGGCTTGCCATAGGCCGCCTTCAGCCGCTTGTCCTCTGGCGTGCCATCAAAGGCGGTGATATTGTCGGGATAAAGGTTCAGTGTCGCCTTGCGGTGTTCAATATAGAAATATTCCGCAATCCGAACCGTCTCTTGCGTGAGCCACTGAGACAGATTTTGGTCGCCCACGCCCTGCGACATCATCCCCGTGACCGGGGTGGCGTCGGGATACATGCGCTCATACTCAGCCTTGGGGATGTCTTCGGTGATGAAGCACCACTCGGCGTCCTGACCGCAAGGGTCTTGGATCATCGGGTCCATGTAGACTGAAAATGAGCTACGGACGCGGCCGATGCGGATGTCCTGATCGAAAGAATCTTCCTTCGTGTATTCCGTCAGGATGCGGATATAGCCCTCGCCGTAAGTGACTTGATTGTCGCAGGCCGTGTCATAGGCCACGTCGGCGTCGGACATATACTCGATATGCCGCACGATGCCGTCGAAGATTTCCGCCACGCGGGGGTCGGCCTGCTCGTCGGCGGGGATGACGCGCGCCGTGGGGCGGTTCTGGCGCTGCTCGTTGGTGACGAGGCGCACATGCTGCGGCAGCTTGTTGATGGTCAGGCACGGCCGCGCGTTGATCGTCTGCCCCTGCACCGCGCCACGGGTCGCCAGCACGTCGGCTGGCCATTGCCAGGCGTTGTCGGGCGAACCGGCCATGAACCGAAGGTCGTCTAGCTCGTCCTCGCGGCTGTCGCTGTAAGCCGCCTGCGCCACCGTGAAGCGATGGCGCATGGTGGCCAGACGATCCGTATCGTCGGCCTCGGACACTTTGCCAGCGGCGGTTACGTCATTTGCAGCCACTAGACTTGCCCTTCTTGGGAGCCGCGCGCTTGACCGAGTAGGCGATTGCCACGCTTTGTTTTACGGGCTTTCCCGACTTAACTTCAGTCGCCACGTTCTTGCGAAAGGCGTTCTTGCTGGATGACTTGACGAGGGGCATTACTTCTTCCTTGTCTTGGCGGACTGCTTGAAAGCGTCGGCCGTTGGAGCGCCCTTGGCCCCCGGCTTGCGCATTTTCTCGCCCGAACCGGCCTTGATGCGGGCCTTCTTGGCGGCGATGTTGGCGTAGAGCCCCGGCTTACTTGCCACAGTTCCACCTCTTCATGCTGGCCTTGGCCCGGTCGGCGTTCTTCGACTTGGCCACAACCCCCGCCATTCTTGAGCAAAAGGACTTCTTACGCCCTTCGTCGGCCTTGGTCTTGGGGTTGGGCGCGGGAGCCTTCAGGTTACTGCCAGTAGCTTTGTTATAGCGGGCTCTGCCCTTGGCGGTCAGGCCAGCGCCTTGCTTCGTGGGCAGCTTCTCGCCGCGCCCTACGGAAAGCGAAACCATTCAATGCCCCATCCATCCAGAAGAATTGCCACCGCCACCATAACTTAGTCGCGGTCGCCTGTCCATCGGGCGCGCTTCGCGGTGCGCGACCGGGTATGCGAACGTGACGGCGATGGCGTCGGCCGCGTCAGGGCTCGCCAGCCCGCGTGCCTTCATGTCCTTCTTGCTCTCTAGGAAGATCGTCCCCTTGCTGTCCGGCTTCATCATCGGCCCGGTCAGGTCCGACTTCAGGAAACGGTCGTTGGGGATCGACGCCGTCTTCAGCCACTCGCGCATGGCGTGCCACATCTCGGCTCGCTTGTTCCCGAACATGATGGGCTTGGCTGACTTCTGTCCGAAGTTAACCCCCCTGATCTTGTAACGCTGCTCCTTGAGCCGGTCGACGACGCCCGCCCCCAGCCCGCCCTCGTCCACCACCACCAGCGTCGGCTTGAACT